CCGGGATAGCGCTTGCCGCGCTCTTCCAGCAGCGCGATGGCATCGCCCTGCCCCTTCACGTCGTCGCTGGTATCGTCCGGTTCCTCTACCACTGACAAGCCCACAGAAGACGTGGATTTGACATTGCCCGGCGAGTTGGACGCGACCAGCTTGAGGAACCCGCCCGGGAAGGTCTTATGGTCCCAGCGGTTGCCGGAGGTGCGGCTGACATCCACCGGCATGAGCTTCGCCACCTCAGTGTTCGCGTTGACGCCGAACTTGAGCTTTTCGTCGTGGAAGTTCTTGCCGTCCTTTTCCTTGGCAAACAGGATCATGATCGGACGCGGCAGGTTATGGATGAACTTGAACAGGTAGCCGATCAGGAACCACGTCCAGCCGATCTGCGCCGCTTTCATCAGGTCAACTTCGCTCACCCGAGGGTCGTCCAGGGCAGCGGCGACGCCGAGAAAGTAAGGCGTGTATTGGAAGTCGTAGAGCCCGTGCAGCACACCGCTCTCAGCGGGCAGGTAAAACTCGGTGCTCATGTAATGCGCGGTCGGAATGTCACGGGGCGGGTTGAACTTCCCCGCTGCTGCCAACAAGCTCCGCGCCAAGTTTTCGCGCGTAGCCTGCAATTCGCTCGGTTGTAGGTCCAGCAACTTTGGCCACCACTGTTCGATCTACCGTGAGTTTCTGCACGTTCTCGATTTCCTGAATGATTCGTTCAAGCCCGCCCAGGTATTCCCGGTTTGCGAAGCTGGCCCAGTCGGACATCGCCCGCTCAGCCTCACCAGCCGGAATCAGCGATCCGAGTTTCTCGTGATATGCCAACCGTCCGTTTGCTGACTTCTGCTGCAGGTCTTCGATCCGCGCTCTGTTGAGCTGTTCAAGCTGGCTGCCCCCGCGCCCAGCGGCTTTTCCGCGCAGGTCGCGGATGTAAGCCGTCCGGATCTCATCCAAGCTTGCGGTCTGCCAGTCCAGGTCTAACGCCTTGAGCACGTCGCGGGCATTTCGCTCGCTCATGTCCAGGTGATCAGCGACTTCACGTTGGGTTGGCATGGTCTGGTCCTATTGCGGACATGGAAGCGGAACCCCCTATGTCAGGTTGAATCTGTGAAAAAGTCGGGGTTCGAATTACCCCGTTGGCCCCGGTGCCCGGAAGGACCCATTGATTTCGGGGCACACATGCCACTGTCAAGCCTAAAACCTGCCAAATCATTGAAATATCGCCACTTTTTGAGAAAAAAGCACGAAGCCGGCAGGAGGTCAGCTCCTTCCCATCTCCCGAGCCAGGGCACGCCGGAACAGCGGTTCGAACTCGGCCTGGGCCACGCGATTGGCGACCCCGTAGAAGTCAAAGCGCCGTCGATACGTCGGGCGCTTTACGAAGATCAGGATGGGCCTGGCACCACTGCCGACCCGCTGCCAAATGCCACGAGGGCCGGTGCCGTTACCAGGCCGACCCACGAAGTAGTCCGGTGCATTTCGGTTGCGCCGCTGGCTTCGTTTCGTGCGGTTAGCCATGAAGCCCGACACCCGCTCTGCTGCACCAAGGGCGGATAGGATCTGCACGATCTGGCCGCGACTGATGTTCCCGTTGCCATCCATTCGGGCGCGCCGACCTGGTACTGCGTACATGTCCGCTGGCATCAAGCCGTAATGGATCAACGCCTTCTCGAAGCGCTTGTGCGGGCGGTTGCCACCGTCCATCTGTACCGGCAAATACTTGGATGCGGGAACACCTGAGCTGGCTTCGTCCTTGACCCACACCCGGGCGTACAGCCGGGTGACCGTGGCGCTGCGCTTGAAGATAGAGTTCAACGTCCAACGTGTGGGGCGATCAAACACCCGGGCCAGTTCGGCTTTCTCGGCAGCCTGGACGCGCTCCGCCGTGAAGGTCAGCGCCTTGGCTGCTGCCGTTGGCACCTTCGACCGGCTGATACCGCGCATCTCCCTGACGATCTGATCGATGTTGTCACGCATCTCAAGCCGCATCATGGCCCTGGCTCCTTGAGGCTTAACGCCCTACATCACCGTTTACCGCTGCTGACTCACTCAGGCCCAGCCGCTTGGCCGTCCACCGCTCGTACAGCCCAATGGCAACGTCAGCACCTGCCATCGCCGTAAGGCATCCCAACGCGCCTGATGTCCAAATCGACATGCCCGCCGCGTAAAGCAGCATGATCGCTGACACGCCGCACACAACACAGGCGCCCGACCGAAGGGCCAACCGTCGAACCAGTGCCCAGCCCCGTGCCCCTTCCTTGTCTGCGCGCCACATCTCACCGGACACACCGCCCACCAGAGCCAAGACAATCACTAACCAGATAGGCATCTCTGCCAGCGCTTGCTGTTCGTTCGTCATTGCCTTACCCCATAAGCGCGAAAACCCGGCGCAATGGCCGGGTTTAGTGTGGTGGTGTGTCCCGCTGCTTGCGGTCGCACCTATCGAAGATGGGTACTTTTTACAGGTGGATTTTACTGGCAGCAAGCGGGTTTTAATGCCATAGCGCAATACGGGTGCAATACAGGTATGACGCAGGTGTAACGCAGGTACAACGCACTCAATCGGCTATCGCTTCTGGTGCCCTGTCTTGCCTGTCCCACTATTATGAATCGAAGTAGGACAGCTACAAGCCACTGAATTCGAGGCTCTGCCCTACTGTCCTACCTTTTTACTTTTCTCTTGTGTATTGAGAGAAAGCTAAAAGCACGCGTGCGCGCCATGGGCGCGACTACGTCCCCGCTATGCTCATGTGTGCGTGGGGCGGGTGAAGGTTGGACAGTAGGACAGCCCAGTATCGGCGCGGCCTGCACCTGTCCAACTGCGCTAAATGCGAGCCGGACAAGGTGGGACAGTAGGACAGTGGCACACGGAGTGACGCCGAGGGTCATGCAGCTTTCCCCATCAGCATCCCCTGGATGAACACATGCGCGTCATGCAACCGCATGTAATAGGTCCTCGAACTGCAGGCGCAGTGCAACAGCTTCTGCGAGAGGAAGCTTTCGTGGTTGCAGTAGTGCTCCCATACGACCAGGGCAAGACGAGGCGGCAGGTGTTTCCTGACGATCAGCTCTATGTCGGCCGATTCATCCAGCAGCACCCGACTTCCACGCGTGCCGCGTATCAACTCCCCTTTGCACTCCATCAGCATGGCGATCATGTTGCCGCCACTCGGCCCACCAGCACTGTCCGGCACAGGCGAATGCAGATCCTGCGCCCACAGTTTGAGCATCTCATCGATTCGCTTAATCAAAGCAGGGCTCCTCGATCACCGCCTGCTGCAACGCAGACGCACGCCCCCAGCCCGCAGGCTTTTCATAGGCCCATGGCCGCACTCCGCTTTTTGGCAGCGCGGGCATACGCCGCTTGCGCCATCCCAGCCGGTGCATGATCGCCCCAACCCGCATCTGCTCGGGTTTGCCCCAATGTCCGAAGTCCAGCTTCAGCGCCTGGGTCAGGATCTCGTTGCCGGTAGCGGTCTCCCCGATCTGCGATTCTTCCATCCAGGCCAGGATCGGCCCTTCCCATTCATCCACCACAAAGCGCTCGTCTTGAGCCTCGGCGAACATCTTGGATTCGTCCTTGTTCACCCACCAGATATCGCCCGCTTCAAAGCAGAACAGCGCCTCAGCCCACAGCTGATCGCGGATTTCGCGCAGTTGCTCCAGATCGACCTTGTTGCAGAACACCGGCCAGTAACGACGGTTGCCCGTGGCGTCCTTGAGGTACTCCTCTTGGTTGGTGGTGCCCACGAAAACACACTGGCGTGGCACGTCATTCGTTCTGCGGCCATAGCTCTCTCGGTAGGTGTCGGTGGACGCGGAAAAAAACTGTTTGGCCTTGGTGCTTTCCGCCTTGTTGAAGCTGTCCAGCTCGCCCAGCTCGACGATCCACTTGCCGCGAATCGCCTGGAAGCTGTCTTTGTCACCTAGGGCAAAGGGCGTATCCATGAACCACTCGCCACCGAGAACGCCCATGGCCGTGGACTTACCGGCGCCCTGCCCGCCTTCGAGGATCATCACTGAGTCGGCCTTGCAGCCTGGGCGCATCACACGGGCAACCGCTGAGATGAGCCAGCGCTTACCGACCTTGGCCGAGTACTCACTGGCCTGGACGCCCAGCACATCGGTCAGCCAGGTTTCAATGCGTGGCACGCGATCCCATTCCAGCTTTTCCAGGTACTCACGCACCGGGTGGAAGGCGTGGTCGTGGGCAACCACACTGACCGCCTCGATCACATGGGAAGCTTTGACCCGCAGGTTGTATTGCTGCGCGAGCCACTTCATCACTCGCATGTCGTCAATGTCGGCCCAGTCACCGGCACCGCCGCCGAAGGGCGCAGACCGAAGCTTGACGATCTTGGAGCTGAATACGCTGTAGCCGATGACACCGGCCCAGCGTTCGTCATTGCCCAGGATCAGCTCGACGTTTTGCATGTGCGCGATCAGGGAGCCATTTTCGGTGCGGGCCAGTTGATCCTTCCAGCCACCCGCTGCAGGAGGCTTGACCACCGCAAGCACCTGGCGGCGGACGGCCTCCAACCCCTCGGCGACGTGCAGGTCGTTGAAGTCGGTCCACTTGATCTCACGCTCGCCGGAGAACATCGGGGCAACCACCTGACCACCGACGACCAGCGCGGCGTTGTTGGCTTTCTCTTCACCGGGGTTCCAGGGGTCACCATTGGGACGCTTGGTTTTCCAGTCGTCGTCCCGGCAGATGATAAGTGGACAGCCAGGGAAGCGCTCGCGCATGGCCTTGGAGACAGGCAGCAGGTTGCCCGCGTCGAAGGCGATGGCGACAGTGAGCGACGTCGCCATGTGCAGGCTTGCGCCCGTGGCGTAGCCCTCACACACCAGCACCGGTTCGCCGGGCTCTGGGTGAGGGCCAATCAGGTGAAAAGCGCCCTCTTTTGACATACCGGGCGGCCAGTACTGCTTATCCCGACCGGTGTCTTCTTGCTTGACCGGGAAGATCACCTGCAGGCCGACGATCTGATCGCGGACGTTGCACATGGGCACCAAAAATGCGCCAGTACGTGGCGCATAGCGAACCTTGAAGCCTACGATCTGCTTTCGATCCAGATAGGCGCTCTTACCCTTTTCGGGCATTCGCTTGAACAGACCGGCAGCACGATTGGCCGCTCGGCGTGATGCGTTGGCCGCGATCTCGGCAGCCTTACGCTTGGCATCTTCTTGGCGAGCGCGCATGACTTCGCGCTCCTCGGGGCTCATACGTCCGGGCTTGACCTTGATCTTTTGAGTATCGCCAGAACGCCAGTCACCGAAGCTGCCGAAGATCAGCGTCTCGTTTTTATCGGTGCGGTGTTCGTGGATGACGTACCAGCCGTTTTTTTCCTTGCCTTTGTCCTGGGTGGTTTTGCAGCGAGTGAGCTTGCCAAATACCAAGGGCTGAGCGGGCTCAAGACCATAGTCCGCGAACTGATTGATCACATCATCGAGCATAACGGGTAGCCCTCTGATCATCGACGGTCTTGCACTCAATGCAGAGCGTGCAACCGGGCTGTGCCAATCGACGGGCCTCTGGGATAGGGCCGTCGCATCCTTCACAGAACATCAGCGAATGCTGAGCCGTGTTGGACATCAGTGCCAGGCGTGCAGCGACGGCCTGATCTATGCGCTCTTGCACCAGGTCATTTGCGAAGTCAGCTATATCAGCCACGTTCCACCCCACAAGTCGTCTGGTTGACGTAGCGGGCACGGTTGTACATGCCCAACAAACCTTGGATACCGCGAAACACTAACTGGCGGATCTCGGCCAGCTCACGATCATCGACCTTGCCGTCGCCAATGTGCTTGGCCCAGGTTTCGGACAAATCGGCGACCTGCCGGAAAAACATGGCGATACCCGTGGTCAGGGTCTCAGGCATGTCATTGGTGTACGCCTCAGCCAGTTCCTGCCAGATCGTGTCGCCGACGAGGGCGTGCACCGCATCGAGAATGCGGCGGTCCTTGGTCAGTTCGAGGATCTCGCCGAACTCCTGGATGTTGACGGTGTGCGAGGGATGGGTGGGAGACAACTTGTGCTGCAGCGTGGTGGCATTGCGGCCGGTGGTGGCGGCGATTGCTGCGGCACCGCCGGGATAGTCCCGTGCGGCGTGGTACAGGGCTAATTCGAGCGTCAGGACTTCCCTTTGCGCTCGATCAACACAGCTTAAAGCTACTCGGCTCATGGCATTAATCCTACTAAGTTGCCAGTGCCCCGCGACGTGTAGTGGTGATACATTTGCCGCGTGGCTTGAAAGGGCCCAAACGCCGGCTAGATCTTAGGGATCGAAACCGGCACCGTGCCGAGGCGAACAA